TGATCCTCGACGATGTTGTGGATAGTCTGAGCTGCAAATACGTCGCCTCCGAGCGAGTTGATGTGGATATTCAATCTCTTGACGCCTGCGCCGAGCGCCGTCAATTCCTCTGAGAACTTCTTGGCGGTAATCCCTCCTCCGGTCCAGAAGTCCTCGCCGATGTCCTCGTAGATCCGCATGATGGCGGTTGCGCTCTTCTCCGAGTCGCTGATCTCCTCGACTGATTCGGATTCCGATTCAGTCAGGACGCCAGCCTCCTCGCCATCTCCAGCTGCGTCGAGCCGGAAGACCTCAACGCCCATTCCCGCTTCGGGTCTTTTGCGGTCGTCGCGCACAAAGGCGCGTAAGTAGATTTTTCGCATTCGATTAGTCTCCTTGTTGCTGCTGTGACGTAGTGCCGCTGTCGCCCTGATCACCGGTATCGCCAGCGTCGCCCAGGTCGCCCTCAGGCGGGGTTTCCCCTGTCCCTGTCGTGTCTCCTGCTGTCGCAGGAATAGGCGCAGCCTTGGTGTCCTGCAGCCTCGCGTAAGGCAGGCCCACTTCCTCACAGAGATCGGCTTCGATTCCCTGCTGCATAGTGTTGGCTCGCCAGTCGCTGCCGTTGATCTCCAGGGATTCACGCTCCAGGGTGGAAACGCCCAGCTTCACCTTCTTATCGCTGGCCATAACCTCCTTGAGCGGGTCGATGGAACCGGGCGAGCTGCCGCTCCAGCTGCACTTCGTCCACGCTCGCTGAATGCGTGGATCGTCAAAGAATCCGGGCGCCGTGATGATTCCCTTCGCGACCGCCTCCATCATCCAGGCGAGGTAGATCGGCTGACAAAACTGATCGACCAGGAGCTGGCGCAGGACTTTCACCCTGCGCCAGAACTCAAGGAGGGCTGCCCGCGATGCGGAATAGGAGGAGTTGAACTGCTTGAGCAGGACTTCAAACGGGATGCCGAGACAGCTGCCGATAAACTTGCACAGGGCGATCACGTAGGGCTCGAATTGACCTTCCGGCCCCGCGTTGGCAGGGAAGGAAATCGCGTCGCCGGGACGCATCCAGTTGATGATGCCGGGACCGAGCTTCACGAGGTACGGGTCGCGGGCTACCAGATCATTCGCCAGATCGTTGACCATACTTGAGTCGACGATTCCTGAGAACATCTCGGTTGACGGCATCGCGGAGGTAATAAACGCCGTGAAGTACGATTTGATGACGTTCTGCACGGTCGTGGATTCCACGTACCGCTGCAGGTTCTTCATCTCGGTCATACACTTGCTCATCAGAGGCACGCCGCGCCTCTGCTCGGGACGTTCCATCTCGGCGATCAGGAGAGCGACCGGTCTGCCGGTTTCTTCTCCAAACGCCGGAACGCGGGTAAAAGACTGCGGGTCAGCCCCCGAAACTGCCATGCCGATAGAGGGAAGTGAAAGAGGATGGTATTTGCTGACCCAGTAAGCGTCGACCTCGCCATCGTCGGTCAGCTCGACCCCGCCAAACGTCTTAACCAGTCCGTCCTTGGTCGCGTTTCCAGGTATGGCAGGGACGCCGAAAAAGCCTGTGCCTGCAGTGAATGGATTAGCGACCCGGTCAGCCTCGATCAGCCTGATCTTGGTGTCGTAGATCGAGCCTTTGCGCTTCTTCATAGGGAGAAGCGCCAGGATGTCGCCCGAGATGATCTCATTGACGAAGGTTAGATCCTGCAGCTGGTAAAAGGTAGAGCGGCGATTCCAGTCGCACTCGACCGTGTCGGCAAAAATATCAAATTCCTCACCCAGGAACTTGTTGGTGTCAGCAGCCTTCGCGGCATCCATGCCGAGCACAGGACCGTCGACCTGAGGCATTGGAGTCAGGCCGTTTCCTACCACGTTAATGCGCAGGGTGAGGACTGCGCCCCCGGCGATCGGGGAGCCCATAAACAGGTCGCGTGACCGCACCCGCAGAAGCGGCAGGTTGTAGATGATGTCCTGGTCTGCGCTCGCGCTGAAGGCCCGCCACTCCTCCAGGCCTACCTTGCGCCTGCTCGCGCCGTAGTTGCCGTAACCGAACTGATTCGACAGGCCTGCGGGATTAGTGAGAAAAGTGGTTGCTGCATTCTTGAATCGTCCGTTCGGACTTCTTGACTGCTGCGGCTTGCGCGGCTTGCCTATGACCGCCTTTCTCATACGTCGCAAGGCACTCCGCGCCGGGATTGAATCGAGGAGCTAACGCCCAGCGCAGCGTCGTTGGCTGCGTTAGTCCAGAAGGTTAAAAGCCCCTGCAGCTCAGCGATAGTGAAGCGGACAAGGCCACGCGAGCCGACGTGATAGGAGGCAACGCCCGAAGCAACTGCCTTGCGCAAGGCCTCCGCAACCTCGTTGCGGCACATGATGCAGTACTGATAGTCGAACCCTGGACGCACCGGATACCAGGGCACGGCAACGGTCATCGAACCGTTACGGCCATTGCTCATTTAGGGTAAGGAATCGCGAAAAGAGAGGTATCTAGTCCCGGCGTGTACCGCTTGCTATAGCAGCGGTTGCCGAAATTGGCAATCGAATTGCCAAAATTGGCAATCGGAGGCTCATTACGCAATATGAAGGAAATGCTTCGACCGTTCGCCTCGACAGCTCTCTGGCGCGATCAATTCGATGAGGATTTCGGCGCCATGCTGCTTGAGCACGTGGACAGGCCGGTCACGCCTGAATTGGTAAAACTGATCGTTGACCAAACCATCGAACTGCTGAAATCTGAGAAGTATCAGGACAGCGCAAAGGTGCAATTCCTGAAACAATACTGGCTGGGAAAGTAAAATGCCCTCGTGGTGTAAAACGACTAGCATGACGGTACGACGGCGATACCGGTAAAAATCCGGTCGAGGGCTCCAAGCCTTTTAAAATGCGCTGATAAGGCGTGACCACGTGATAGCACGACCTTACGTTCCCTAATCGGATCGGCATGGTGAAATGCCTGCTCAGTGCACCACTTGCTGTTCAGCGAAGGTGAGCGGGGCGTTTGCCTGCCTTTTTGGCGGCCGCCCTCGCTGTCGTGTAAGAGGCGGCAATCGCCTGTTTTATGGGCATTCCTGCCTTACGATGAGCACTGATGTTTTTACCGATTGACCGCTTACTGTATCCTTTGATGGTTGGCATAGTTGTTCCTTTCTTTAAAACATCGTCGAGCCTGCGCCGTAACCTCCTCCAGCTTGCTGAGGAGTCTGGGCCCCGTAGCGGGAGACTGCCTTTGCCGAACGTTCCGACCGGTCGTTCTCGTCCCTTGGGTCAAGCAGGTCGCGGCCCATCTCCTCAAGGCGGATGCCGCTCCAAGGGATAACGATTCCCGCCATAGCGTAGATGCGGCAGTCGAACGGCTCGTTATGCTGACTGAGGCGCTTCACCCAGATGAAGGTGCGGAAGCCGTGCTTGCTCTTGATCTTTCGCTGCTCGGCGCACAGCCCCTTGAAATACTCCTCGTCGTAGCCTCGGGCAGGCTCTCCGTTCGCGAGCTTGGGGAAGTGGCAGAACCCGGCTCCCGGCCTCATAACGTTCAGCCGCGCTACGGTCTCCTCTTTGGCAGTGTCGACCCCGAGCGTAATCAGGTGCGCCTTGTTGAACTTGGTCAGGATGCCCGCGCTCTTAATGAAGGGTTTCCCTAATCCGCCCTCGCCTCGAATCGAGATGGCACGGGGCTGCCTGGGTTTAGTGTACTGATAGACGTAGTCGCTGATGTAGTTGGAGTCGACTGGCATACGGCGCACCCGCATCCGTTTGCCGTCATGGCAGGTAAAGACACGATAAAAGACAGACTCGTCGAGCATGTCCCAGACCTCTTGCTCGCGAGGGTTGCCGTCAAGGATGCCGTACTCGATGCCCCAGCATTCGCGACCCTTGCCCCAGCCGACAATCTCGTAGGTCAGGCCGGAGTCGCCGACGTCTACGCCTGCCGTCAGCACTAGTACTCCTTCAGGGATTTCAGCAGAGTATTCCTCGCGGCGTTCGGCGTAGAGGTCGATCTCTACACTTTGCCCCTTGTCCTCGTGCAGCAGCCCCAGGCGGGTGTTGCGGAACGCCTTTAAAAGCTCGATGTCGCCCTCCTCGTTAGCTTTCACGGCGGTGACGAACTCCTCAACCAGAAGATCCCACTCGATCCAGGGTGAGTACAGGCCCGAGAGAAAGAATCCTCGCGTCTTGACGGTCTTTCCCCTTGAATCTACCGGGCGGTGAGCACGCCACTCGCCGTACTCGCTGTGACTGAGCCACTCGTGTTTCTGACGGTACAGGCCGCAGGAGAGGCAGCCGTGCGTCATGTCGGCAAACTTGATCCGGTCCCAGTCGAGAATCTGATAGAAATTGCAGACAGGACAGGGCAGATACCAATGTTCCTGCGTGGACATGTTCATCTCCCGTTCGATGTGGCTGACGCCCTGCGTGCTGGGGGAAGATACAATGACGATCTTGCGGTTCCAGAAGGCACTGGTGCGGGCAGTCGCGAGCTTGAGCGGATTGCCCTCGGTTCCGGCGCTCGCCGGGTAGCGGTCGACATCGTCAAGCAGGACGACACGCACGGGACGGCCTGACAGGGAGGAGGCAGAGTTGGCCCCGCTGATCTGTACGAACCCGCCCCGGAAACCCTTGTGATACAAGGTGTTCATCGAGTCGCGGGAACGCGGGTCGGTCACCTTCCCCCGCAAACGCGGGGAGTCTCTAAGCATCGGAGCAAGCCGGTCGGTCGAGAAGGCCTGCGCCAGCTCCAGGGTAGGCTGCACGACCAGGATCGGGCAAGGATCTTCGTCCATGTAGTAGCCTACGGGATTGAGAATAGCGCAGTCGGTCGCCCCTACCTGGGAAGCCTTCTGGATCACGACCTTTGGGGTGAACGGATCGCTGATCGCGTCCATCATCTCCTTCTCGTAAGGCGCTCGGGAGGTAATCCACTGACCGCTTTCGGCGGATGACTCAGGGCTCAGGATGCGGTATTTGTCGCTCCACTCGCTTAAAGGCACCCGGCTTGGAGGGCGCAGGATCTTGGAGAATTGCCTGAACAGCTCGCTGGTGTTGTAGAAGCTTTCCCGCTCTTCCTCAGTGAGGCTCGGCTGCGAGGGCGGGGTCTTCTGCGAGGTCTTCATCCTCTGCCTTGCGATGGTTGCTGTCGCCGTTCTTCCGCACGGACTGTGTACCGGCAGCTGCAGGGTCTTCCCCTGCACGGACGAAAGCGTTGGGATCATAGTCGGATAGTTCGCGCAACGCCAGCTCGATCTCGGCGTCAATAATCGAGTAGATGTCGTGAAAGTCGGTCTTGCCCATCAGTACGCGGGTGATGCGCGAAGGGATAGAGAGCAGCCGCGATTTAATTGAGGTCAGCATCGTGGTCATCACAAACTCGATCTGGGCGCTGGTGTGTAGTTTCCTTTTGTGAACCTGCAGGTCGAGCACGGCACGTTCGGCCTCGGCGCCGATCTTCTTGTTGCGCAGCTGCTGGTAGACGGTCGCGCCCTGGTCGTCCATCCGCGCCATCTCGCGCAGGTAGGCGCAGTAGGCGCGAACAGTGGAAATCAATTCGTACTGAGGCGGCTTGAACTGCTTCCCTTTAGAATCAACCGCCCTTTTCAGGACACCTTTCTCGGTCAAGAGAAACAGGTTACGCGGGGTCTGCTCGAAGAGGACCGACAGCTGTTCGACGGTGACGTGGTTGAGCGCCATACAACCCAGCATGACGTGTACCACGGACCGTAGACTTGAAAAACATTTTTCAGGTGAACGTCTCTAAAATGTTTTCGGGCTCCGCTGGACGCGCTGTCTGGAGGCAGGCATGGAAGAACCTACGGAATCCGGCCTGAGCTTCGCTCGCAGAACCGCTAGGAGTCGGTCTGGGTCGGGAGCGGACTGAGGTATGGTTACCAGCACCTTGGCAGGCACGTGTACCGGAGCAGCCGCGTTCCAGTTTGATTGTCGGCTTGCTTCGCTTGAGGAGTCAGCCGTTCGAAGGAATGAGCGAAGCGTTCGCCTCAAGCTTGAGCAAAGGCTTTAGGTTGTTGCGAGCGTGCAGCCCTCGCACTATCGCGCAATAAACCTTTGCGCCTTTGAGTGATCAGCACACGCACATTTAAGAAGCGTTTGTGATCACAGGCCGACACCATGAGAGGGTAGGGTAGGTTAGGCATCGGGCCTTTGCCTGCAGGCGAGGGTGCCTGCAGGGTAGTGGCAGGCCAGGGGGGGGGTGGGGTAGGGTTAGGGTAGGTAGGGTAGGCGGCAGGGTAGGCTACTTGAATATGTCGAACATGGTATCGGTTTCCTCCTGCACCCGCGCCTTGATCACGCTGGTAAACTTAGCGGACAGGTCATTGACCGCGATGCAGATCAGCTCTGCATCGTTCTGGCAGGGGCGATACGAATTAGCGGTACGCCGCATCATGCGGTACCGCTCACTCAAGGACTTCAGGTGCCGGTTCATGATCCGGTGAAACGCCTGCTCCTTGGTTTCAGTGGGTGTAGGTTGCTTGACTTGCGCCGGGATGACCGGCTTTTCTGTGTTGGTTGCTAGTGCTGTTTTTTTCATGATGATTTAGGAGCCTGCGATCGTGCGGCTAGCGTAGCCATGCGCTCGCTGATCGCCAGATCAAGCTGGCGGCTGATCGTAGACTGATCGACTCCGTATCTGGATGCCAGCCTGCGCTGACTGGTGCCGCTGCGAAATGCCCTTAGCATCGCAGCCCGTTTCTCTGCGTTGAATTTTGATGTTGTCATTTAGCCGCGTCCGACACGTTTCAGGCTGCCGTCCTCCAGCGCCCTCAGGGTTGCCGCAATACCTGCAGTAAAGGCTGAGACAAAAACGGTCTTGAAACGATTGCTGGCCACGAGTTTCACGAACCACTCGACCGCCTTAGGATTTTCCAT